CGGCTCCCGTCGTTTTGTTGTCGAATGATTCGAAATACTACGCTCGTTTAACGTTTAATCCGCGTGCTCTTCGAGTACGGTATGCGGAACCGTGCCGTGTGAAACGATCTGGATGGGACAGTCGTAGTTGTGCAATTGCTCGGGTGTGATGACGTTTGAGTTGTGCCGGTGCACATGCCGGTTGACACAGACGATCGATTTGACATGAGAGGTGATCGTTCCCAGATCGTGCGACACCATAATGATTGCCATCCGGTCGTTGAGTTGCCGCAGAATTGCGTACAACTCCTTTTCAAATTTATTGTCCACGAAATTTGCCGGCTCGTCGAGGATCAGCACTTTCGGGTCGGAGATCAGCGCACGGCAAAGCAACGTACGTTGCAACTGGCCGCCCGAGAGCTCTCCGATAGGGCGCCGGGCAATCGACTCGATACCGCATAGGTCAAGCAGTTGCAAGGCTTTGGCTTTATCGGCTGCGGAGTAACGGCCAAATAACCGTTTACGGGCCTGCAACCCGGAAAGCACCACTTCACAGACCGATATTGGAAAGGATTTGTCTATGTCGGATACCTGTGGCAGGTAGCCGATAGCCCTGTAACCGTCGCTACCGATCACTGGTGAGTACTGTACTTCACCGGAATAGGGGAGTGCCTTGAGGATCGTTTTTACCAATGTCGTCTTGCCACCTCCATTCGGACCGATCACACCGATAAAATCATTCGGGAGTATGTCCAGATTGACATGATCCAGTACTTTTTGCCGGTCATCATAGCCGACCGAGACATCCTTCAGAGAGATCAGACTCATGGTTGAGCAATTAGTTTGCTTATTTCTAATGTGTTATTAATCACATCCGGAGCCAATGGGTCAATTGGGACGGCAGGAATATTCAACTCTCTTGCCAGTGCATCCACCGTACTTTTGCTGAATTGACGCTGATAAAAAAGTTTGGTCAGATTCAGGTTGCGTGCCGTGTCGATAATCCGGCGCATGTGTTCGGCCGATGGTTCCTTCCCTTCGTTTTCCAGTGCGATTTGTTGCAATCCGTAATCCCGGGCCAGATAGGTAAGTGCCGGATGATAGATGATAAAGGCATGGTGGGTATGGGGGCCGAACAGGGCGGTCAATTGGCTGTCGAGCGAATCCAGGCGTGAAATGAACCGGTGATAATTATCCTTGTATCGGGCCGAATCCGGGTATTGCCGTGCCAATGCTTCGTAAATAGTCGCAGCGATTTGCTTGACTGTCCTGGGCGAATTCCAAATGTGGGGATCGACGCCTTGGACGTGAGTATGTCCGTGCGTGGCGGCGACCTCATGATCGTGTACGATCTTTTCGCTGTTATTCTGATGATTGTGTTCGCAGTCACCGGCAATTAGTTCGACTCCTTCTGAGACGTTGATTTGTTGAACATCAGGCATATTATTCCGAATAGCCTGTTGGAGGTTTCGTTCGAAATCGATTAATCCGGTATGAATATAAAATTGGGATTGAGCGACTTGTTGCATTTGTGCCGGAGAGGGTTCATAGGTTTCCGGACTGGCACCCGAAGGAACCAAGACATTGATACGAAAATCGGAATCGGCGATCTGTTCCGTGATATATTGCAACGGCGCGATACTGACAGCAATAGAAGGATGGTTGCTTTGCGGTTTGGTGCACATGGTTACAATCAAGCCACACAAAACTATTGTAATAAGTGGTATTCGGAGTTTCATACGATGATGTGATCGGGCATTGAATCGGATGATAAAGGTAGTCAATGCAAAGCAGAACAGCAAAAACTATGCAAACGGACCTGAGATTATAGTATTAAGGATATCCGCACCACATTATTTAACATAATATAAATATTTTTCATAAAAAAAAATATTCTATAGGTTTAACTTATGGGGTAGGGGAGAACAGACACTTGCAAAGCGGTCGCGCATGCGCACGCACGCGAAACGCGCGCACGCACATACGCGTTGTGTGTTGCGCGTGTTATGTCGGCCTACGGCCTCGACATGCTCACAAAGCGGTTTCAAGTGTTCCACTTGAACCTATCCTGTCAGTCCGCGCCTTATTGACAAGGGGGTGTAAGGCGCGGACAATAGTCCGATACCGCTGACGCGGTTAATGGTGCGGCCTCACTCGCCGGCCGCAGCCTAGGCTTTCTATATTGGTATAATACGGGAAAGGCCCCGTTAGGGGCCTTTCTGCTGGAATTTAAGTAGCTCTACCTCGGTGGGGGAGAGATGTCCGAGTAAGGGACTATTCTCCGGAAACCGGGGTAGGGGGTGCATCTTTCGATGCGCCCGAGTCAGGCGTTTTCTCGCTCTGAACACGAGAAGCGGCAACACGAGCATCTTTGACACGCCGCACAGCAGAACGTATACGATCACGATCGGCCGAGAGATCAACCAGATCAGCACCATGAGAATACTCGACGGCCGGAGATTCGAATGCTTCATTTTCTCTGTTTTCATCGTCACCTACATCAGGAAAAAGATAGTTAGCGGGTTTACGAGCCTGAGCGCGCAGAATTTCCGTCTCCAAAACAAACCTCTCACGAAGCTCCTTGATAGAGTAGGCCAAATCCGGCACAGCTACATCATCATCACCTACGAAATGCTCTTGCACCTTGTGCCGAACATTCCATTGAGTTACGAAAATCATAGTCAAATAGACGGCGTACCGAAGAACGGCATAGGCCGCAAAGCACGAATATCGTTAGAGAACCAGATAATAAACTTGTCCGTCTCTTCATCCCGAACCGCAAACGGATTATTCACCTGAGGAACCTCAAGGAAAGCCGCGTTAAGGTTAGGGTCGGAAATCTTACGGGCAAACGTCCAGTTAGCCAGAGAACCACGCAGAAGGCCGGTGATAATGTTCTTACTGAACTTATACTCAGCATACCGCGGGGCATAGCCAAAGAGCTTGCCGTACGTATCCGTCCCACCGTCAGAAGTACCGACAGAAAGCTCAGACTTGTCGATCTCCTGCTCACCAAGATGAGCAAAAGAAGGCCAGTAGTAATCCACACGGCTTTGACGAGTCCATTCCTTGTCGATACCCTGATAGTAGTACGGTTCCGGAATAATCGACATAATGCCAAACAGATAGCCGTGTTCCTCTGCACGGTAAGTACATTGATTGGAACGACCGATACCAAAACCACGACCTGCCATATTTCCCTGAGGACTAGTACCGTCGGTCGCAGAAGTCTGGAGAACCTCACCGATATTGATGTCGGTTACACCGCCGCCGAGGTACTCGGGACGTTGAAGGCGGGCGTCAGAGCTACGAACATGGAAGTGGCCCATAATAGTCTCAATGTACCGAGAACCGGCACGGGCAGAAATCTCGTAAAACCTCTGCAGGGCGATAGCACGCCGAAGGTCATTGATCGTAGCGGCAACGACAGAGCCGCCAGCGGTCGTAAGACCAGAAGCATACATAAGGTCGGTATGGTTTTTTTCGACAGGGAACTGATCATTGACAGAACTCGAAATACCGATACCAGTCGTATTGCCAAGACCTACGTTAAGATCGGGAGTAAAGACAGATGACGTAGTAGTCGTACCGCCAGTGCCCTCATTCTGAATCATTAGCTTCAAAGGGCCATCGGCCTGAATGGTACCACCTTCGCCGACAATCGGCAACTGGACATCCGGGCCGCGCTGCGGGGTGGGCAAGGCAGAAGTGAAGTAGTCTTTAAGCCAACGGCGAGAAAGAAGATCGCCAAAGATAGAGCCGCGATACTGTTCCGGAGAGTAATTAAATGGAAACTTATATTCACCATCAACATCCGAATCTATAGGTAATTCATCGTCTATATTCTGATCGCGATAATACTCGTTCCAAATCAGACGATAAGCACGGAAAGGAAGAATGGAAACCGGAGTAGTAGTACTAATTCCGTTAACCTTACCGATAGTGTCAGAATTACCAGAAGAAGGTTGAACGGGCAAACCAAAAGCGGCGACAAGACCATTCTCAGGCCCATAAATAATACTGTCATTTGCGCCAGCAGAAGCATAGCCAGACAGATTAGCGATGCTCAAATTGTTCCAAGCAACATAAGGCGGTACATGAGTATCCTCTCCAGATTCACCACCAGTGATAAAATCTTCCCAGTTATCCCAGACAAGACGATTCGGAACAAAGAAGTAGTGAATGTACATCCGGAGACGGCCAAAGGCCGGAGACGAAAGAGGCATAGTACGTACCAACGAATCAGTACGCACACGGAAACGGTCACCGGGCAGCATCTCCTTGCAGACAATAGGGTAAAGTTTACCCATCTTGAAGGTGCCTATCCGGTCAAACGAAAGATCGAACCGATTTAACGGTACACGAGGAGTCTTTACACTTGTAAAGAGAGTGTTACGATATCCCTTTGCCATAACTACAAACGGATACCTCCGCGGCTAAGTTTATAACTACGAGACAAACTGCGTCCTCTACGACGACCGCGACGGCGACGTGCCATAATACTGAAACTCAGAATGTTACATGTGTAACAAGCGAGCGAATTAAGAATTATTCCGATACAATTGATCGGTTTTAGCGTCAAAATAATGACAAAGAGAAGTCAAGAAGCGCGCAAGAGCATAAATTATCCAAATGTAAAGCGCAACCAGCACAATAACAACGAGAAGCGCAACCAAGACCAACAAAGATGCTGTACCTGTAGCCATAACAAACTATCTTAATGCACGAATAACTCCGGGAACAAGATCAAGAAGTTTACCAGTCCAAGACTGAGACGGAACAATACCGTTATCCTGATAATACTTATTAAGAATCTCGGTCTCAATAGAATCAGCCAAGATTTTACGTTGCTGAACATCATTAACCTTTATACGGCTCATAGTCTCAGAAACCTCTGCACGAATTTTCTCCATGTCAGCCTTAAGTTTCTTTTCATTAAGACCAAGCTGGAGAACCTGAACCTTAGCACGCATATTGTCATTGGCAACACGTTGCTGATCAAGACGCAAACGAGTCTCATAAGAGTTCACATCAGCACCAAGAAGAGTGTTTTTTAAGGCACGGGTCTCATTCTCAAGAAAATAACGAGTGTCCGCATGCCTATTGTAGATACCTTGATGTTCTGCACGAACCCAAGCCTCTTTAGCTTGGGCGGCCCAAAGTTCACGCTGTTGAGCCTGATTAAGAGCCTGCTCAGCAAGCAACTTATTTTCCTGCTCGATCTTGGAAACCTGTGCATCCATCACTTGAGCCTGCATAGCAAAACGAAGATTATCAGAAAAGGAACCATAATCAACATTAGGAGCAGACCCGGAAGCGGCACCAGGCATTTGAGATTGATACATGTTACCGGAACCACCGTACATAAGATCAGGATTTAATCCGGCTTGCTCAAGACGAGCACGTTGATTGAACGGAGTATTATACTCATTGTTCATCTTCCAAAAATCAATCTGCTGCTGATTCTGTTTATCCATCAGCTTCGACTGATACCGATACTGCTTACGGGCAGAAGCACCACCAGTAAAGATACTACCGATAGCACCAATAGCACCCGCAGCCATGTTTTCCAGAAAAGACATAACTCAAACTACTCCAAGCCACGATTCAACATGTTCAGGGTTGCAGAATCCAACACCGATGTCTGCGCATCCTGATCGATCTTGACGTTGGAGCTTTTTTTCACGATAGTACAACTGTGCGAGAGCAGAACCGCCATGCTTACTAAGAGAGCGACGATAACGATCTTCAGCCATCCTTTCGCGGTTGTTAAATAAGGCAAAACGGCTTTGCCGATCTGCTGGAGAAAGTCGAGAAACTTCTCTACGTTCACTTTCTATATAACTCAGAAAAAGTAACTTCCGTTCAAAGGAAGTATACAATTTCTCAGCGAAATAACGAGGCATACCACTAGGACGAATACCTCTTGATTTGTCACCGGGCAAGTAAGAAAAAAATTTTCTCTTTTCCAAACGTTTTATGCATTTTTCAAAAGTAGGGTAGAGGCAATGCGCAAGAATAGTCTGAAATTCAGGGTCATCCGGACACAATTCTATCGGTTTAATTCCATGGCGATGCCAAGAACAAAGCCGATCAACATAGCGACAACCAAGGCCAGGCCGACGAGACATAAGACAGAGCGTCCGCAATTCCTGCGTAGGAGACAGAATATAGTTGGCAACATAACGCAAAGCACCATCACCACGTACACGAGACACATCAATAATATATCCATTTTTCCAAGTATTCAAAATAGCCTCATTCAGAAGCTCCGTAGTACACTTATTTTCAGTAAATATAATAGCGTGATAATGAGGACGTAACGTATTTTCACCAAACTCAGAGACAATGAAATACCGAATATGACCAAGGCGAGCGCCATAGTTCTCACGAATACGCTTAAACCACAACTGAACATCGCGCTTACTCACATCGACCTGCGGCAAATCATCATCGTCAAAAGAAACGGGTAGGTGCTCATCATCGTAAGTAATAGTACAAAACCAAGTATCACCCGGATTCAGGCGATACTCAGCAATCAAACGCTTAGCCCAATTGGCACGGCGGCGAAGAAGAGGATAATAGACTTCCTTACTCATACTGAAAATCAAAAGAAGCTTGAAGCGGAAGAAGCTTGATGTTATTGTAATCACAGTAAACATCATAAGACTTGCGTTCCTTAGAATCAACGAAATAAATATCGTCTATAAGATTCTTACCAGCATACTGCGAAATGAAACGAAGAGCAGGACGAGCCTTCGAAAAAGGACGACAACCAGAAACAACCTTGCCATCTTCCTTGCGATAAAAACGAAAATAGACGTACAGCCAATAGCGTGGACGAAGCTCCAAATAACGTCCGGACTTACTAACCGGACGATAATAACCTTCCGGAAAGTCACTAAGCAACTCCGAAAGTTTCCGGAAATTACGCTCAGTCGGTCTCATGAGACGAAGATTTGAAAACATCCTGAGAAGAAAGTTCATCCAGCATTTCAGCTAAAAGCGACTGGACGTAACTCGCAGGAAGCTCACGAACAGCCTCAGCAAACGTAGGAAAACCACGATAAATACAAAGATTGGCAAGAAGTTGCCTTGCACGACGATCTGAAATAGCAAGAATTGGCTTCATAATAATTAGGTTTTGATGTATCACAAAAATACAAATCCTAATCAATATTTAACATAATATAAATATTTTTCATAAAAAAAAATATTCTATAGGTTTAACTTATGGGGTAGGGGAGAACAGAC